GCAATAATGGAAACGGCCGTCTGCATTAGTGCAATAATAGGCCCTAAAGGGCCTTTATTACTGCACCTACATGCTCCGCAATACTGCACTAGTGCAGTAATAGTTATTGCACTAACTCTAGAATGGCTCATTTGTCACCTTTTTGCTGAATAAGCCATCGCTGGCCTCTTCGATCAAACCGTCATCTTTGGCCTGCTTCACACGGGCCTTCGCTTGCCGTTCCTGTAGCCCGGTGGCCTGCTGTACAAATGTAACAACTTGGGTGTACTTGGCGCCTTCAGGTAGCTTGGCCCAATCGATCGACGTTGCCCTACGGCCTGCTGACTTTTCTGGCGCTCCAACTTCAATCCACGCCATGCCCTTGTCGGCATGCTTTAAATGGACTAGCGGCTGCGTCTTGCTGGCAATTAAATCGCTCGCAGTTACGCCAGAACGCAAGCCAGAACGCTTTCCGCGCTTGGTCACCTCTAGCTTATATGTGTACGTTCCTTGCTCATCCTGACCGCAAGGAGACAGCATTAAAACGGCTCTTGCCCAATTCGTCAGCTCGCTCGATCCAAATCCGCTGTACGCCTTGTCGTGTCCTTGGTAACCGCTGCCGTCCCGTGTTGGCTTAGGCGTGTGGTGCATAAGCATCCAAGCAAATCCGCCAGATAGGGCGAGCGGGTTAAGCAAATTACGCAAAAAGCCACCGGCAGTCTCTTGGCTGGATAAATCGCCACCGATAAACGCCAGCAACGGATCTACCCAGGCTAGGTCGGGCTTATGCTTATCACCTAGGCGACGCATCCGATCGACGAACCGTTCCCCCGTAGACGTGCAGTCACGCACAATTACGATGTTCTGCTTCACCCGATCCAGCTCCTCTGCGGTCAAGTCCAGTGCCTTTAGAATGCCCTGCAACGCCTCCGCCACATCGCCCTCGTCGTTCTCTGCCTGCACGATTAGCGACTTTAGCGGCTTGCCGTGTGGCGATATGCCAAACAGATCACGCCCAGCCGCCCATGTGATAGCGGCCTGTAAGCACAGCACGCTTTTACCCAGCCCGCTGCTTCCAACCCACAACGCCGAACCGCCACGGCATATCCAACGCTTGCCTAGCAGTTGCGTTATGTCGGCATCCTCCTTGAAATTGACTAACTGTTCCCAGCTATACGGCTCAGGAATATCTCCGTAAATTGTGCGCTCCTGCCATTCCATGTAAGTCAGCGTAGGTGCGCCACACTCGACTAACTCCTGCTGTAAGCCTGTAACCGTCCTCATCGCACCAGGCAACCGCGACAACCGGCCTGCGTCCTTGTTAGCTGGATCGGGCTTAGAGTGTTCTAGGTGCTTGTAGATAAAATCAACACGTTCAGCGAACTCCTTGGCATTGGCTGCTCTGATCTCCACCCAAGCGTGCAGGCTTCGTGATCCGCTCTTAATAATAGACGACGTAGGCAGGCCACTGCGCTTAATAATCGCCCACTGTTCAGCCATAGTGCTTTCATCGAACTCGATCAGGCAGTGGCGGTACTTCACGATCGACTCCGCTTTCCGATTCTTTCCGTTGTTGGCGTTGATCGACACATAGACGCCCACTGCATCGCCCTGCCACTCCTTCAATCCGTCAGCCTTAAACAGCTCTAGCCATTCCTCGCGGCTTCGCGTCTCGCCTGCACCGTCCGGCCGCTCTCGATCCCCGTCCTTAATCGATCGGCAGATATTAATCTGATCGCCTACGTCGAAACAGGTAGTCAGGAACTTATCGACCGGCCCGCTCTCCACGCTGATTGGCATAGGCGGCACAGGCAGATCCTCACGAACGATCGCCCCATTCTGATAGGCATACTTGGCCTTTGGCTTCCACGCCTCCCTGGCTGGCTTGCTAAAGGCGGATCTAACCGCGCCTACTGCCTCGTTCTGCGATAGCCCAACCTTAAACGCCCACTCCTCTGCGTTGGTCGTTGCGTCGAACTCCGTCAGCCCTTGGTCACGCCACTGGCAGGCCAGCTTAAATAGCTGCGTGTTGCGTTCGCCTTCAGCGGCTCCGTTGCGATGGATGGCTTCGATTGCGGGCGGTAGGGGTGCGATCATTTTTTAGCAAACGCCCCTAGCGCCTTAACGATCACGTACTCAATCACTGCCTCTTGATCTTTCTTTAGCTGCTTTAGCCCAAATGCGTGCAACGCCTTGGCCGTCTTGGCGTCATAGGTTACGTCGACTAGAACTTGTTTTGGCGCAGGGCGTGCTTTGCCAAAAGTAATTTTACCTAGATCCTTCATTTGCGTTTGCTCCTCTTTTTGCGTGGCTTCACTTCCTTCCAAATTTCAAAGTTTTTATCGCACTCGACGGACAACAGCATCAGCCTCTGATACAGCCACCCGCCCCAGCTCCACCGGGCAATCGTGTGGCTAGCGATGTCTCCTAAGTAATAAAACAAAATTGAAAGCAGTTTCATTTTTTGGCCTCCATGGCCTTGGCCTTATACCCCTCGGCCTGCCTCAGCATTTCCGTGGCCATTAGAACGGCCAGATCCAGCCGAGTGCGTACTGCATCGTACTGCTTCTTGAGCAAATTCTTCTTCGCACGTTCGAGCACGGCGAGATGCCAGGTTAAGCGCTTTACGCTCATAAATTTTCGTACTTCTCCATAAAAGCAATGTCGTAAGCGCAATGATTTCTAAATTCAGGAATTTGCATCATAGTTTTATGCAAACTCTGCGCATCGATTTTGTCCCTAATAACTGCGTGATGAAAAGCGACCATCCAAAAAAGACCTGCACCCATTGCCTGCATTTTTCTTGGGTCGCTTGGCCACACCATTGCAAAGCCATGTTTTTTTTCAAATGCGCTTAACAATCCATCGCCTGGTTCAAACAGGCACGAATGCTTTGTGCCGTAAGCATAGGCCAAACATATCTTCACCACTGCCCCATCCCCCACCTGTGGCGATTGGCACGGGCCTCTCGCACACAGTTGGCGTACTGCTCCGGCGTGTAGGTGCCAATGACGCGGGCGGAGAACATATTTAGAAGATCGGATAAGCTCACAGCACCGCCTTCGGCAGCGGCCCCGCCAGTTTGTAGTGGTACTTGCTAGCGTCGTATTCCAGCGGATAGCCAAAAAAGTTTCGCAACAGATCGATGTCCCGCTGGATGGTTTTGTAACTGCATTCCAGTTTCACGCCCAACCTGGCACAGCTCGGCAGCGTCAGATCCCGGCGCAGCATGCCAGCGATCACGCCAAGGCGGCGGAACGTCGGCCGGGTATCGCCAAGGCCCGCAGCGCGATTGCGCTTAGACGCAAACGTGGCGGCCTTCGTGCTCACTTCATCACCTCCACCATCGCCACTTTCGGCAACCGCATCGCGTTAAACTGCTTTTCGCTGGCTGCAAACACGTCCACCACGGGCAGCTTTCCACCGCTCGCCTTCTTACTCTTTACTGCCGTGCCCGTATCCACGGCCACCCACTCACGCTTCCCGCCCATCACGCGGATCTTTGACCACAGCGGAATGATGTCTGGATCGACGGCGCAGTGACGGCCAGCCCGCAACCTGGTGCCAGTGCTTGACTGGTAGCGACTGCTCCATTCGTCCTCGCCGGGCCAGTAGCCGGTAATGCGAACTTTGATTTTTTTGACGTCGATCTTTTTGGCGATCGGACGCAAATCGATTAGTGCGTTACTTAGCTTTGCCGTTGTAAAGCCAAGCAGGGCAATAAACGAAAGCAGTGTCCTCATAGCCCTGGCCTCATTCGATCGATCAGATCGTTCTCGCGTCCCTCCGCAGCCGCCAGCGCAGCCTTTGCCTCCGCCAGCTCACGGGCCAACGAACGCACGCGGTTCAGTAACTGCTCGTGGGTGGATTGTTCGGGTAGGATTTCAATCACAGCGCACCTCCCGAGGGTCGTACTTCTTCAGCCAGCGCCACACTTTGCAGATGGAAGTGAACGCCTCGAACGCCTGGGCAACTTGCTCGGCGGTGTAGCGAATGTCCTGCAACTGACCGGTGATTGGATCGATCAGAATGTTTCGGCAGGCCATTCCATCGTCCGTGAAGGCGTACGCATAGGCACTAAGCTGCAAAAGATCAGTTTCATAGCCCGATGCTTTTGAGATACCCTTTGCGTCCTTCTTAAATTTCCTTGTCTTAAAATCGATAACCTCCATCTCACCGTGGATCTGGGCGATCAAATCCACCCTGCCTGCGTAGCCTTCCGCCTCGTTGACTAGCACGGACTCGCTGGCGTGCACTTTAGTGACGCAGCACTCCCGCCATTCCTTTATGCCCGCATAGTGTTCCTCGTATCCTTTCACTAGGTCACCCGGCTCTTGCCGATTGATTATCATTTCAGCCAGGGAATGAATGTGAGTCCCGCGAAGTGCTGCGGCCTCCACTTCCTTTCTGCTGTCCAATACCACCCGCTTGGCAAAATCGGCCAACGATTCACCATCATTCCGCGGGAGCGAAAGGGCCGCAGCAATCGCCTGCTCCTCCTTCCAATTCATCAGCCCCTGC